AGAAACGCCAAGTCAGTCTCGGCGCTATCCACCAGCTCTCGTTGCCACACTCGTAGGAAATCTTGCATCTCCTTCGAGCGTCGCACAAACACCGTGTTGGCGTTATACATCGGCACGCGCAGGTCGCGTATAACGTCTCGCGTCCGACGCTGTTCCTCTGGCGTTCCCCGTGTACAGGCCATCGCCTCATAGTCGTACAGCGGCGCGGCTATCTCCCACTGCTCCACCAGGTAGAACCCGATAGGGATGTAGCTCTCTCGGATACACGCGCCACTTCTCAGTAGCAGCGTCTGCGGATACGGGAGGGTCATACTGCCCGTCGTCATGGGCACCTTGCCTTTCAGTGTAGGCAGCACGCCCCCCCCGTACACCAGGATTCCACTGTCGCCCACCAACGGCCCCAGATCGTCATCGGGAAGTGTCGCATCCCCGGCAGCGAGCCAGGTCAACGCGTCATGTTTACCCACTTCCACCCAGTCGCCTGGGCGATACGTCCGGCGCGCCCCCCCGATGCTCACACACTTGGTCGTTGTCAGGCGTACCCACATGGTTAACCTACGATCTCTTCCAGGGCGGTGGTCGCCACTGGCCTGTAGCGCGGCTCCAGCCCCCAGACCTCGATAGCCATCAGCGCTGCGGCTGTGCCCACGGTATAGCCCAGGCTGATCCAGTCGTAGCCGCCGTCCACGTCCAGTTCCTCGGTGCGTAGCTCGATGATCACCGTAGACCCGCTATCGCCACCCGCCTGGGTCAGCTGGGTGATCAGCTTGCCCGCGATGTGCTTGGGAGTGCCACCACCCGCAGCGGCATAGTCCTGGTGCACCTGAGCGTTGATGGTACTCCCCCCCGCCATTACCCCCACCGAGATCTTGACAATCGCCCGGTGGAACCCCTCCAGGTGCACGTAGGTAGTGAACACCTCAGCGCCACTCGACACAGATACGGGAGCCAGCCTGTACAACAGCTCAGCCCCCTCGGTGAATCGTTCGGTATAGGACATCTCATGCCTCCAAGTTGGGGCGAGCATGGGCCCGCCCCTGGATTGTTACGTGGTCTTGGCGCCTAATATCACAAAAGGAGAAATTTGCGTACTACCATCGGCCAGCGTGATGGGCGCGTTCAGCCACGGTTGCCCGTCCACGCGGTGCACCGCTCTCCAGCTCGTCTCATCGTATTGGAAACGCTCATGGCTCGACGTGTCGATGGTCACCATCTGCCGGTTACCCAGCAGGTACATCGACCAGTCGGCCAGCAACACGCTACCCGCAGTGCCCGGTACAGGGAGTTTTTCCGTGCGGATGAACGGGTACCCCAGGATGGTGGCCGCAGGGCCCGCCACTGCGCCGCCCCAGAGATAGGACGGGGTGCCGGCAGGGCCGTTCATCAACATGAGATCTGAGAGGTGGCGCATGTTCAGCGACCAGAGCACGCTACGTGAGTTAATCGGCATGAACGCTTCCAGCATGTTGACCAAATCCGTGAAAAACGTTGCCGGGTTCGGCGGATTGGCCTGCGCCGGCACGGTGATGGTCGCCGGAGCGGGGATCACCCCCAGAGGTTGCCCCGCGCCCGTGCCCACGTAGAACGCGTACTCCTCGTACCAGTTGATCGCCCCAGGGAAGCCCATCTGCCCGCGCAGAAAGCTGTCCAGCGACTGCGGCGCATCCTCCACCAGCTCGTTGCGCGTGCGCGTGTAGCAGCACAGTTCGTGCGCCACCAACTCGATCTGTCGCCAGGTCGGGTCAGATTGCGGCTTTGCTGTATTTGGCTGCTGTTCCGTCCACTGCGCAATCATCCCCCCGAACCAGTGCGGCTGACAAGCAGTCGTGCCACTCTGGTCTAGCACGGGGATCTTGACCGTGCGCGCAGTCATGGCGATAGGCGTGCACCGGGAGCGGATCGGCGCAGACTCCGCGTCCACGAACAGCACCTGGCTGATGAACTGCTCCGGCATCAGGAACCCGCCCGTAGCCCCGGTGGCCTCGGACATGGTGGTCTTTTGCACCCATCCCGTGGAACCCTTGTGCTCGGAGTGTTCCCCGCCCACCCACTCTAGCGCCGGGTGCAGCGGCCCGCGATACTTCACATTGCCTGCCCTTCCCACGGCCTGCCAAAACTCCGCAAAGTCCCTGAACTGCGGCGGACCCACGGGCGCAGCGGGCGCGGCCCCCGCCATCGAAACCGCTTGCCCCATGAGTTGCCTCAGCTCAGCCTCTTTCGCCTCGCGCCCCATGAAACCCTTGCCAGCCTCAATCAGCTTGTCGGCCCTGGTGTGATCCTCGCCAGACACAGTCGCCTGGCCCAGGATGACCTTGGCCTCCTCGAATACCTTCAGTGCCTCAGCCTTGTAGTCCACTTCGTGCCTCCATAATCATCATGTCTAGTTCTGCGTTACGTATCTCCAGCATCTTGGCCGTGGAGGTGGGTGGAGTACGTTCGGATACGACCGTCTCCGGCCCGGCCTCTGCCGGTGCGTTGGATTCAATGCCAGCGTCATCCTCAAGCTCCTTCAGCAACACGCGGATCTGTGCCAGCCGCGCGGCGTTGCGTTTCGCCAGCACTCTGCCGACCTTGGTCTCTGTGGGCGTAGTGGCCTTGCCCTCACTCACGTAGAGCGCTTCCACCTGCTGCCGGGCCGCCTCCTCTGTATCGTGGCAGCCCAGCGTATCCCCTGTGGCCGCGCCGTCGCCGTCCAACATGAACACGCAGTATTCCTCGCCGCGTGGGAAGACGTTCCACGGCTTGCCCTCGCTGGGGCCCGTGGCCTTTAGCGACGTGACCTGCGCCTGAGCGTTCGCCGGGAACGATACCAGGCTGATCTCGTGGAGCTTGATCTCACGCAAGTTACGGATGTTCTTCGCATCCTGTTGGCTGTAGTCGAATACCACCGGATCGTAGCCGATACTCATCTCGCCTATCGCCCCGTCCTTGAGCAGGGCCAGCGCATCGCGCCCGCGCGCGGTATCGGAGATGACGGCCTTGATGAACAGGCCACGAGGGTCTTCCCTCAGCGCCATGACCCGCCCCAGTGGCTCGCCCTGTTGGTGCTGCCACAACAACTTCACCTGGCTACCTCTTTCGGTAATGGTCTTGGCAAATGCCCCTGGATGGATGATGTCCCCCACGGCGTCCACGTTGCCAAACGCCGCCGCATAGCCCTCCAGGGTGCGACCCTCGCCGTCAACGGAAGCGACCTCAAACGCGAATTGCTTGGTCTCTCTCATTTGGTCTCCCTCGGCCCAACCGTCCTGGGCCGCTCCAGTACTACCGTGGCATATGCCCCAATGGGCGAGATGCTAATCACCCGCCACCCCTCGGCGGCCAGGGTGTTGATCGCCGTCTCCATCGCTATCAACGAGAGTTGCAAGACTTTGTACTCCATCAGTGGATTATCCCGTCATCAGGAATCATCATCGTCGGTGGCTTAGGTGGTGGCACTACCCCCAGGAACGTGGCCGCCGCGGTAAGCGCGAACCACTCCTGGTCTGCAATCCCAGGGTGGAAAAATAGATCTGGCAAAACGAAAGCGTTGAGCATCTTGCGAGTTGATTCCCGATTACAACCAAATATATGGGATGCCAGGTCGAAGGTAATGATATCCCCAATCCATGTTATCTGCTGATTCATTTTATCTTCCCATGCATGATGTCCCAGGTAAGGGCAAAGTGTTCGGGGTCCTCAGCGCTGAACCGCCGCGGATCACGCAGCATCGCATGGATCCCCATACTGACAATTTCCGTGTTCTTACTTGCGCCGTAACGCTTACCAACGTACTCGTCGTAAAACTTATCGGGAGTCACTAGTTCGCCCTTTTGCCCTCCTGGATACTGCTGCGCAGTCTGGCCAGCAGTTCTGCGATCCAGGAAATCGTTGGCGGCCTGTTGTACTGCCATATTATTTTGCTCGATGTGATGACCATATTCATGGCCAAACGTCTCGAAATCATCACTCTCTGTAATGGATATTAGACCGGGAACGTAGGAAGCCCTCCCGCCCGGGCTCAGATGTTCTACATCAACAGGCGCATCGGTAGCAGAGATAGTATCCTCAGAGATAAAGTTTTGCATCCGCTCGGCATATGCTTTAGACTGTGCAGCTTCACTCACGCTCATATTGTAGTGTTGCCCAATTCGTATGTCATTGGCAGGATTATTCACCATCAAAGTGTCTTTGATAAAAGCCGGATCCGTAAGTCTAAACTTCTCATTCCCCAAAGCTGCTTGCTCATCAGAGAGGATCCCTATCTGCCGCCCGATTTCTAACCCCTCTATCGACATAGGGTCCATTGCTTTGGCCCGCGCCTTGAGGACATTCATCCGACTCCTATTAGCAATGATTTCCCTGCTGACCGGACTGGCTACATCTATAGCAGCAACTTCCCGAGCCCAATCGGTGGCATTGGTCGCATTTTGCAAAGCAGTTAGGTGCTCCTGGAACAGTCTTTGACCGGCGGTGCTGCCTGCCGCAAGACTTGCCACTCGCGCCTCTGATGTTCTACTTACTCTCTGCGTTCTGATTCGTTCTGCGTCCCCCCTGCTCTGTGGCGATTGACTCCCCCCCCCACCTGACGCACTTCCCCCCACCTCGCCCGGTCTGCCCGCGTGTCCCCAGTTGCCCGACGTCGCGCCGCCCTTGGCCTCATCCATCACGGGCAGTAGCGTGCATCGGCAGTTAATCGTGTTCCCCGGCGACCCCGACGGATCTCCAGGGTACATCAGCGATTCCCCGCTCACATCAAACGGCGAATCCATGCCCACAATCTGCCCGTCAGCCTCAACATGGTCAAACTCGTCGCCGTTGTCATAGCTGCGCGTCCGGTCATCTTTGGTGGATAACCACTCCTGCTTCGTCACGCCCCATTCGCGGTACAGTTCGCTGCTCCCCGCGTTGCTGGCCCTCATGCTCTCAGTCCGCGCTATCATCTCCGTGCGGTACGCCGGCAGCCTATCCTCATACCACTGCATCTCCTCAGGCGGAACGTCGCCCTTCATGTACTGTTGGAAGAGCGTGGTCATGTGCTTTTGCATCGTCGGCACGCTCCACCCGTCGCGCATGGCCAGCGCGATCAACTGGTGCACGCCGTCCGAGGTGGTCTGGTTAATCGGCTGTGCGAACTTGAGCATGTACTTCTGGAACCACTCCTCGCCCGCCATGTTGCGTGTGTCAAACTCGAACCCGAACGTCAGCGCCAGGTGCTCGCCCTGGTCGTTGATCACCCCGTTGATCTGCGGGATGAACGCCTCACGCCAGCGATCCCCCGCGTCGCTCAGGATCTGCTCCCACTCAGCGCCGACCTGCTCCCAGTCCACGGTGGCCTTGAGCGCGAGCGCTTTCTGCTTCCCTGCGGTGACTGCGGCAAGCAGGCTGCGCTTGTCTGCCTCAAACTCTTTGCGCGCCGTTCTGGCAAACGCCGGCTCCCAACTGCGCGCCGTCCTGTCAACGGCTTTCCACAACACGGCTTTGCGTTGTGGCCACAGGCTCTTGGTTTCCAACGCCTTGCCCTCTATCTGCTCCTCTGGCGTTGGCTCCTGGGTGACCGGCTCAATCGCCGGCAGCGCTAGTACGGGAGGCAGCATCGGCGGCGGCTCGGGCTTAATCGGCCCCTCTGGCCCCACGGGCACCAGTGTCGCTGGCAGATAGCCGATGTCCCCCCCCACGATCTCTGGCATGTTGCGTAGCCCCACCTGGGTGAACGCGATGTTCGCCGGT